TGGAAACATCAAATCCTCTTATGTTTATATTTATCTAAAATTCTTCTATCTTCATTTAATAATAATTGAGCAGCTGAAACTCCCAAAATGCCCTCTCCCATTCCTCCGCCCCGCTCTGAACTATATTGAACTGAATAATCCCCTAACTTCAAAGCAGAAATTCCAGGAACTCCAGCTGTTTCACGTGCTCTTAATCCTGCCTGATATGTTCTTGCAGCAGAACGAATAGCAACTTGCTTAATAGCCTCGGGAATTACTGAATAGCCATGAGTATAAACAATTTCTATATTATTAAATCCTTCCAACCAAACATACCCGTTTAGTCTATGTAAAATTCCGAATTGACCTAAAACAAAATCAACTGTTTCAACAAGAGAAATACCATTTTCAGTCACTGATGTAACAGATTGAACTGGAATTTCCGGGAGATAAATTTCTTTTCTACCATGCCCGTCAATCGTAATTGTATCATCAACTACTTCTGAAATTTTCTGATTAGTATAATTACGAATTGCCGCTGTCGCACTTTCAATAGCCATCTCACACGATGTTACTGCTTCAATCCCTTCTATATCAATTTGGAGGAAAGATTCTACATCTGGAACTGTACAAAATTGGTCTGCCATCTATTAGTCCTCCAGTAATCTTTTCTGCCAGTCCTCAACTGCTGATTGTCCTCTAGAATTAAGGAATGAAACATCAGCATATAAGAGCTGGTCAAAGGTCCATATACCATGCTCATTTAATTGTTCTGCTGTAGTAGAGCCGACCCCATGAATCTCAGTGAAATCATCTTTTACAAAATCACTTGGCTCTTTGTTAGCCTGAGGTCTTTTCACTTCTTTATCCAAAGATTGTCCCTGTTCCTTAAATTCGAAACCCTGTGCTATCGCTTCGCTTTTATACATTTTGCGATAAGCATTCTTCCCAATTTTTACATATACTAATGGTCCTGTCATATTATTATCCTTTTTCTTTATATAATTGCTTGTAATCATAGCGTATAATTAATTCTAAGGTGGTTTAGAGAGATTCTAAGAACTGTAGCCCAGTTACCCTATATGTTTATATGGGTAATTGAAGAAACAGCCCTTAGAACCCGATTTAGTCTAGTGAATTAATTTATCAGATTTATACTGACAATGCAACTTCAACGAAAGCAGATGGGCGAATCAGCCCGAAGGCAACCCGTTTCTCTGCCAGAATTGCAACCATGTTGCGGAGGAACCAATCACTGTGGGAGTCAGTCATCGAAATTGAGTCCTGTTCACGGTCCCAAAGTACAGCCTTGCGCCAGTTGGCAAGATAGGCAATACCTGCAGAAATGTGATAGGATTCAACTACTGGAACGCCCCAAAGTCGAGGAGTACCCCGACCAATAGGTCCACCGTAGTAATATTGGCCGTTACTATCTTTCAATAGTTCAATAGCTTCCCAATCTGAAGGATGGAATACCCAAGCAGTTGGTCGTTGTTTACCATTAGTAGCAAGATTCGTGATAGCCTGACGTGTCGTAGTCAGAATATCAGTAGCAAACGCTTGAGTCAAAATACCAGAAGTATTTTTAATCCCCGTCAGGTTTTCGCCAGTTCCATCACCAGTGAAGATTTGGCTCTCCAAATGGTCAGCGAGGTCCTCGCGTAATTCCTGATTGATAATTCCCCTGAGCTGAGCAGCATCAGAGAGTGAACGTTTGGTTGCGCCTACAGCAACAGCCATCGTCTTCACTGTCTGGCTCACCCGTTCAAAGGTGAAATCACCAAGTGGCTTATACCCACCGTTAGTAGGATATTCGAGCTCACCGGTTGTAGTGTTAGCAGTAGGACCATCTGTGGTTTGTGATTCTGCAACGTTAGCAGCAGCATCTAATTGAGTGAGCTGGCGAACGAATTCAACCGTGTCACTGTCTGTCTGGCGGATGGAAATTAGATTCTGAACAACAGTAGGATAGCGGCCCAAAGGCTCATAAATCCCAGTGTCATCTGGTGTCACGAATGCTCCACCGTATGCTTCAGCGCCACCTTGAAGTGGAGCCTTATTCAATACCTTGAAGCTATCAACTTCAAAGGATGGTGAGCGAATCCCTTTGTAGGAATCCGGAATACGGCCGTTCATCGCAATACTATTGAACCAGCGTTTATACTGTTCGCTTTCAGTCAACTGTCGACCAACATCCCCCTTGAATTCTTTCTTTCCTGAACGAGGTTCGTCCATGGAAATCTCTTCATCAAGAGAAAATAGCTGATTAACAGTTTCAGCAGAAGCTTTTAATTTCTTTGCTTCTTCTGACATGTTATTGAGGCGGGTTTTCTCGGCTTCAGTAAAGTCGCGGTCTTCCGCCATCGCGGTATCTGCAATATCGCGCATTTCCTTTAGGAGTTTGCGATATTTCAGATTAAATTTATTTTCCAACATAATATTGTATTACCTCCTATAAGTAATATTTTAGTGAATTAATCTAAGTCAAGTTGTGTAAAAACCCGAATGACTTCAGGAGTGAATCCGCTCGGTTTACTGTTGCCAGCCTCACCTTCGTCCTCATCCTCATTGTCCTTCGAGGAATCACCTAATTTATTTTTTCTTTCTTCCCAATAGGAATAACAGATTGCAGCAGCTTGTTCTTGAGTCTCTGCTGTGCCTTCCTCTAAAACAATCGGAATACAACGAGCAATAAATTCTTCCTCGTTCTCGCCATCACGAGGAGCTGGTTTTGCATCGTCCATTTCCTCATAGTCTTGTTTATAATGTTTCTCAATCTTCCTGATTCGTTTTTCAAGTTCATTGAGAGCTTTTATCTCTGTAGTACCTGTTCCAATTCCCGCTCCCCTAAATACTGGAGCAACCTCGTAAACTGTAAGGTCTTTGAGAAATTGAACTTTCTCTCCCTGAAACTGTCCCATATCTGATTCATTAATATCAAATCCATAAGACCATTCCTGGAGCTCTCCAAGGTTCTTGACAGTCTTATATGTTTCTCGACCAACATCAGTGTCAAGGAAGAACTGCCCCTCAACCCAAGCTTTCTCATCATCCGAATGAATGGTGCCTCGGCCTACTGGAAGGTCGGACCATCGATGTCCCCAGAAAGAAATTTTAACTTTCTGTCCTTCCTTGAATGCTCCTGGTAGCGTAACATCGCCATCAAGGTCAATCACATTGAAACGAGAGAAAACTGCTTTGAAAGAGCCCTCTTTATCCAATAATTTGAAATTTGAATTACTATGAAATTTTTTCTTCTCCATTATAATTATCTCCTAACTGTGTGATATTCTAAAATACACATGCAATTGGCATTTTCTTCTGCCGGGCCGAATGGGTCACCCGGGAATCGGTTACCATTCGGGAATGTGTCGTAAAAATCAACTGTTACTCCGTCTTGTTGAGCATGGGATTTTCTTGGATTACGACTAGTTACATGCCATGTTTTCTTTGTTACTCCTCCGCTTCGTCCTGAGAGATAATAACCTCCCTGCGAAAGAGAATGTAACCAATCATGGGCAAGCTGTCCAACCCTTACTGCAATAGCAAATTTGAATAACTTATCAATCGCGCTTGCTGGGTCTTCCTCTTCTAGTGCTGCTTCTACATCTTCGCGAGTAGCAGAATTTATCTGCCTGCTTACTACGTTAGATGAATTAGAAGCGAATGAACGTAATGAATCTTCATCGAGTTCGTAGCCTAATGCTTTAGCCATGTCCTCTGCATATAAATAGATTGACTCATACGCAAGACTTTCTGTGTCCTCAACTAACTCCTCATTCCATCTCTCTTCATCCCAAATAGAATTTATATCATACATCTTCGTTTCACTGGCTGCTCTAGCCTTAACCTTAGGAAGGATTGAATCCCTCTGTCTCATAAAGGTCTTGGTTAGAATTCTTTGCCAGCGTTGAATAAGAGAATCCCATAAATCTTTATTCTCTGCTATATACGATTCATATTGTTGCTTATTTAATCCTCTTTGCGGATTAAATTTTGGATTACCCTCATCCGAAGGTTCATTCGGGGCTGAATCACGTGGATTTGCTTGTGCTCCTGTTACAACGTTAAGTGGAGTAACTATTTCATCCCCTCCTTCAATCAAAGGATAGTTCATCAGCTGTCGTGCTTCATTAACTGTCAGCCATGCCCGTCCAACTGCTGATTGTATTGATTCAGTTTGCTCTTTAAAATCACCTTTCAATTTTTCTTTCAAATTAAATTCAACATAGAGATTCTCAGTCTCTTCAAAATCAGGCAATAATTGAAGCTCAATATCATCCTCAATTAATGAGAGCCATGGCCCAAGAACGTCCTGATATAATTGCTTATGCTGTTCTCGAATATTGCTATAAGTAGCGTGGTCAAGAATACCAACTAATGGCGGAGGAATATGAAATGCCCTAGCAGCCTCTTCTCGTGTCAGTTTACGTCCTTCTAAATACTCTGACTCTTTAGCGTTAAAAACCGTAGGTTCAAATTTCATCCCGTCTTCTAAAATAGCTGTAGCACCTGAGGATTCTGGTCCAGTATAAAGTGACTTCCATTCCCGGCGAAATCTCTCCCGTGCTTCATCTGACCATGCAACCGCATCAGCAGGTCGGTTAATAACACCTGACATTCTTGCTGAATTCTTCCAATAATTCTCCCTATATGTTGCTGAAGCAGCCTCTTCTGCTAAAATCTGCCGAAGTGTCTCTAGTGGAGAAAGCCCCTGCTTTGGGTCCATCGCATTATATGTTCTGAAATGAACAATTTCATCACCAGGAACCTCATATACACTTCCATTCTTTAATGTTACAACGTAACTACTTGGGTATAAATTCCCTTTTACACTTACTGATTGTGGTGGTAAGCGAAGTAGTGCTGTAACCTTTCCATCAGTGATAACCTTTTTCCAGAATGCATTTGAGTAAACTCCCAAATCACCCATAAGTGTTTCGAGCATCCTATATCGTGACATTTTAAATTCAGGAGGCATTGGTTTTTCGAGGATTCTAGCAATTGGATGGTCTCTAACACGTTCCCTATTTCCATCTTCGCTAATCCTGAAAACATGTAATCCTAGCTGTGCAACGTTTCGTGAGAGGAAATCAACACAAACCCTGACGTTCGGCTGCGTTTTATAAAGGGTAGCATAATCCCTGGCTATATTATCATAGAGTGTAACTCCTCCAGTAGAATGTGGCCACCAATTAGCCGGCATATCAGAGAGTGCCATTTCCGATTGAATTATTGTCATTTGTTATTACCCTATCACCTGTATAAAATCAATATCTGTCCTGTATATAATAACTTCTCCATCAACTGGAGTAGCCTGTTTGCTAGAATGAAGTAATTCTACATTCTTCAGGATAACAAACTGTGAATTATGTTTCCAAATTATACCTCTGAAAGTTTTATCTGATTTTGTATTTATAATTACCCGTTTACGTACTGGATAAAATAATTTTAAAAATAAATCCATCATACTCTCATTATCCCTCGTGTCTCATAAACTGATTGTTTCTGTTGTTGATGTCTGATAGCTCTATCTAATGCCATAATTAGTGCAACAATACCGTCTATTTTTTCTTTACTCTTTTTCTTATCAGGTTTTAAGTTACCTGCTGGGTCTGTTCTAACAACAACATTATCAGCATTCCATCTGAGAACTGGATTGCCATTGTGTTGAATCATTCCGGATAGAACTAATCTCATTAATTCTGAGGTTGGTGGACTCATTGATGCGTAGCCCTGTCCCATTGAAACAACTTCAAAGCCAAGGTCCATAAGAGTCTGCGTTATCATAGCAGAACCCCAACGGTCGAAGGCAATCTGCTGTATGTCGAACTTCTCAGCCAGTTCCTCAATTTTGTGAACTACGTAATGATAATCAATTGCTTCACCTGGTGTTGCTTCAATATAACCATCTCTAGTCCATGCATCATATGGTATACCATCTGAGCGTGAACGTTCAATTACTGAATCCTCTGGAACCCAAAAATACGGAAGAACTGCGTACTTCTCCTCTTCTCCTGGTTCTGAAGGGAAAACAAGAACTAAAGATGTAAGGTCCTGTGTTGAGGATAAATCAAGTCCTGCAAAACAGCGTGACCCATAAAATTGTTCCTCTGAAAACTGAACATAGCAATTGTCCCATTTTCTCATATCAAGCCATCTACTCTCCTGACCAACCCATTGATTCAAATGTAAGCGTCTGAATGTGTTTTGGTATGCAGGAGAAGCAGCTGCTCTCTTAGCCTCTGTTTCCAGATAATCTCTTCGAATTGTTTCTCCGAGTCCAGGATTAACAGCTTCCCAAATATGGGGGTCTGTCCAGTCAATTTCTGGTTCATCCGGGTTATCAAAGTCATCTGCAGAATAAATTACTGGAAGAAATTTATCATCCTCAAGAATACCTTCCCTGATTTTATCTGCATATTCTCTTACTTCACCAGCAATTGTTTCTTTCTTAAATCCTGCTGTTGTAATCATGAAGAACACAGGCTCTTTTCTGGAACCTTGTGATGTTTTCATTACATCGTAAAGATAACGGTCCGGTTGAACGTGCAGTTCATCAAAAACAACCCCTGAAGCATTCAAACCATGCGCGGATGAAGCTTCAGCGGATAATACACGATATACCGACCGTGTCTCCGGAACCAGAATACTATTTTTGTATTGTTCAGTAATCTCCAAAAGCTGCGGTGAAAGTTCTATCATTTCACTTGCCTGTTTGAAAACAATCCGAGCCTGGTCCCTATCACCTGCAACAGAATAAACCTCTGCTCCCTGTTCTCCATCTGCAATTAACATATAAAGTGCTATACCTGCAGCAAGGGTAGACTTCCCGTTCTTTCTCGGAACCTCAACGTAGCATTGGCGAAATTTCCTTGTATTATCCGAAAATCTTTTAATTCCAAAAAGAGGACGAATTATTTCATCTCTCTGCCAATCCATTAATTTGAAGTTCTTACCAGCGTATTCACCCTTAGTATGATGAAGTAACTTCTCAAAAAAGTTTACTGCTCTAAGAGCAGCCTTTTCATCATAATAATATTTGCTTCTATCAAAGTTGAATGGGTCGAATTTCTTTATTTTATAATTCATTTATACCTCAGTTTGTCGAATGAATTACATCTTTCAATAAAATGAAGTCTCCTATGTAATTCTCATATGTTTCTATTTCACTTATTGTTTGAATTCCGAAGAAGAACCTTCCGGTTTTTAATTGTTTAGTAATTTTAGCATCAACGAAAATATTTAAATTATCTGCTTCAAATGAAATAGAAGCTTGAGTATTATTTATAGCTTCTTCTCCATTCATATAAAGCAATCCATTATTCATACTAATATATAAAATCGAAGCAGAATCTGTATCTTGTTTTCGAGATTTTATAGCAAAAATAATATCAGAAAAATCCGGGTTAAAATCCAAATTGGGAAGACTAATATTCCATGTATTTCCTCGAATAGCAACTATTTGTTCTTCTGTAACTGGAGATAAAATTTCAGCAGCTGACATTGTAATTGTTCTCTCTGGATATGTCCACACATCTTCGTCAATCGC